AAGACCCATATATTCGCATCATTTTCATAGCTGTAGTTGCTTATCAAAAGAGACAGCAGGATACACTCAAGCCCACTTGTCGCCTGCATCAGCTCTATCGGATCCGAGCACTGAACATACCCAACACCCTTTGAATCAGGATCAGCCTCATCTGTCAGCTTGACATACAGGGTGTCGCTCCCGAGGGAGTCGTTGTCGCCCCACGCCCATGATCCGGCCGCAAGGGTGCCTACGGTCCCTTCACTGACTGCCGTGGCGTTCAGCTCGACGTAGTTGGGCTTTTCGGTGAGATCGCCGCCGGTGTAGTAGTATTCCCCGGCCACGGTGGTGGACTGGGTCCATTTGTCGGTGCTGCCGTCAGTCAGCGACTTGTACGGGCAGCTTGCCAGGTTCCATGATTTCAGCGCCATTTCGTCGTGCTCCTTCAGCTAAAGATGATCGCGTTTTTTTTGACCATGCTTGAAATTTCTTCCTTCGTGTAGGGCTGGTCCCCCTTTTCGCCTTTGAGGTCCACAGCCGGGGCCAGGGTGCCGTCAGGGTTGCGGAAAGCAAGGGCGGTGCCGGTCCACTCGTGCCCTGGTAGATGGTCAGGTCTATGGCTTGAGGTGTCAGCATTGCTCCTCCTTATCCAAAAATGATCGCGTATTTCTTCGCCTGTGCATCCGACACGCCAGAGCCTTCGCTGCCGTCGTCGGGCTGGTATTTCAAGGTCTGGGTGGCTGCGTCGTACTTGAGGACGTAGCCGTCCGTTTTCCCCGCATCGTTGACCGGCACACCCAGAACAGACCCGGCATCCGAGCCGCCCGGCAAGCTCTCGTACTCCAGCTTTCCCGAGGTCGCGTTGTATTTCAGGATCTTGCCGTCTCCAAGGTCGTTTGCGTCTACGGGAACCCCGGCAATGATGGTCGCGTTGGTCTGCGCCCCTGCGGCATCGTCGACGTATTTTTTCGTCACGAACTCTTCGTTGTCCGTGGGAACCCGGTAAGATGCAACCCGGGGCAGAGAGGTGAAAGTCTTCACCCCGCCCACCTGTTCGTTACCCTCTACATGGAGCAATGCAAAGTCAGTGAGCCCCACGCTCAAAAAAAGGTGGGAGGCCGAGACCGCGTACCCCATCAACTGAGGGCGGGCACCTATGGGGCTGTAGTCGTAGTCGATCAGGTAGCCCTCTGCTTCCATGCTGCCCGCGCTGAAAACGATGATCCGCCCCGGGTCGTAGTCCATCTCATAATCGGTGCCCCGGCTGTACGTCGTCGTGCCGTCAACGCTGGTGACGGTCTCGGATTCCGGGGTGATCGCGGTGTGTGCCAGGGTAACGTAGCTCTGCAATACCGCCGTGAAAGCCTCGTCGGCCACGGCAACGTCCATGGCTGCGGTCAGGCCACCCGCCGTGGTCTGGGAGAGGTAGTACAGCCGCCCCGGGGTCAGGCCGGAGCCAAAGTCGACCAGGCCGACCCGCTGCACCCGGATCTCTTCGTCAGCATCGCCAACGTCCACGGCCAGTCCAAGCGCTGGCTGTTTGTCTCCCGCTTCCGTGGTCTGCGCCTTATACGCCTTCCCGTCTTCCGGCTTGATATAGATTGCATCGCGTACCGCCACGGATTCACCCAGTGTGACAAGGAAGCGGGAATGCAAGTGGGCTTCCATCTTCTGCATGTTGGCCGTGACGATCCCATTCCAGCCCGTGGTATTGTATTCAATCGTTTCAAGGTCATAAAGCGGTGTGGTGCTCATTTATCCCCCATAATAGACTGTCAGTGCGGCAGGCTCTGAATAGTATCTGAAACCATCCACAACCCGATAGTTTGTCACCTCGATCCTCAAGTCTGACCCGAACGCTCCCTCGCTTATCAGCATCGATTCGGACAATTCGTAAGAAAAAGCGTTGATCCCGTCCCGTTTTAGCTTTTCCGTGCTTCCATCCATAACCCGGACCTGGAACGTCCCTTCCCGCGCAGGAGCCGTGTCTGGCTGTGTCGGGGAATGTACCCCGGCCCCAGAACCCCGGACCCGTGCATCCCAGACCAACAAGATCCCAGAAGTGTATTCAGGATGAAAGCCCTCGTCGTTCGCCAAAAGGTTGACCGGCGGTAAAGGTGCAATCGCCCGGCCCGTGAATACGACCTCCACCGGGACGGCAAAAGATTCATCCCCTTGATATCGCGGGTTATACTGGACGGCCTTAAAGTATCGGGTTTCGCCAAGCAAAAAGTCTGGATTCGTGATCGGTTCCGCAGTGTTCGAGCCAAGGAAGAAAAAATCGGCCCCACGTGGGTGCTCGCTCATTTCGGTTCCGTACCGACCCCGATATACGCCTGTGAGCCTATAGGTTTTGCCGGTCAGTGGCTCGATACTCTGAAAGGTGATCAATTCATCCCCAATCAATGCAAGGTTGCGTTGCGAAAGCAACTGTTCCCTGGTGCAGGATTCAATACTCATCACGTCGCTGGTGGGAAAAAACACGTCAAGGCATATCTCATCATCTATCTGGAAGGTCTTTGGATAGTCCCGAACCACAGTCCCATGAACGGCAAAGGCGCTGGACGTGCCAATTTCTTCGTAGGACGTGCCGCTTGCCGAATAGAAGATCTGATACCCAGAGTTCAATGCGTTCGGCCTCGAAACCACCGGCAAGACTTTGATTTCTTCACCGGCCCAAAGGTACGGTAGCTCATAAAACCTGACCTTTTCTTGAGGGTTCGTCTTGCTCTCTATAGTCAAATCCATTCCTGGTGTAATGCTTCCACCGGGAATGGGGGTGATCGTTCCAGCCGACAGGTCCACAGTGTAATCTTCGCCCTCTATCATCTCGATGCCATTCCAGGACACGGAGATTTCCCAGGGATTCACAGTACCGATAGCGATAGGCCCGCCGGTCAATGGTACAGTCTGCACCTCCTGCACGACCACGGGATCGCCGCCAATCATATAGGACGAAGGGGGGCTTGAAAGGTTCAGGGTTTCCGGCGGCTCAATCATGGTTTCGCTCACAACCGTGTATTCCTCTTCGGCCACGATCCCGATAGCTTCATGCTCCAGGTCTTCTTCGTCCACCTGTTTCAGGCGAAAGAACATGGATTCGATGCCGTAGGGGGCGAAACTAAATTTGAACACGTCCCCAGGCTGGAGCATGAACGCATCTCTGGAAAGGGTCACATTGAGCGTAGCCAACGGGTACGAGTCTTTCCGCAGTGCCTCACGAGCGGCCCAAGACGCATTCGAGTTCACCGTGAACAGTGGAAGGTCCAGCGTCCGGCTTTCAGTCCGGCCCTGGATTTGCTGGTTGGCAATGTTTACACTTGAAGGATCGGAGATGCCTTCCCGGTAATTTACACCCGGAAAAGAGACGTCAATGTCAGCCGCAAGCCAAGATAGCCAGCGCTCGTCGCTTCTTGCCTGCGTGTTTTCAAGCATTGAGTAACTAGGAAGTGCCGAGCCTATCCAGTCTTTGAGCTCAGAATACGCTGGCTCGATGGTGCTCATATTCATTGACCCGGAAGTGTCCACCGTAAGCCCTACAAAGCCGGGTGAACGTTCCCTTCCGCTTGGTATCAGCTTTTTGAACTCATCCCGAAGAAAGCTAAAACTTGGACTACGAGGGCAGTCGGTTCTCACTCCAATGTCGCTAGGCCAATCCACATCGGTCCTGGTAATGTTCCCAGGAGAAACCGCAAAGACCTTCACATAGACATTCGCAAATTCTCGCAAGTCACGGAGTTTCCCCCTTGCCGTCTCTAGGTCTGCATACCAGTAGTGCCCATCGGGGTAATAGTTTGGGTCGGATTCGTCGATCCAAAGAGCGAATAGAACCACGGGTCTGACACCCTCGGCAAAGCACCGCTGATTATAGGTGGCTTTGACCTCGTTGATCGTGTCCACCCAGGATTTCCGTTTTAGGGTCGGCGGCTCCAAACATTCCCGTTCGGTAATCACAGGGACAGTCTCTTTGTCGTAATCCCCCCGCATCAAAGCCAGATATAGCCGCCCGTCTGCGCCAAACCGGAGCATTCCCAGAACGTGTGAAAGTACGTTGTCGATATAGTCCAGAGCGGTTTTCTGCTCGTCAAAGACCATGGAGATCCCCCGGCCCTCTGTGTCCAGCGTTTCAGAGGCGGCCAAGAAGGAAGCGGCATCTAGCCATGATTCGGGAAGTCCGGTCATGTTCGTCAAAATGTGCCAGATAGCATGAGCGGGGTTATAGTCATACGCGGACAGAACAGCCTCCCCCCCGAAGGATTGCGCAGGTGCCTTTTGGACCACAAAATGATAGGTCGGCACCCTTGGGGACTCTCCGATAAACACGTCATTGAAATACGCCCAGCAAAGCCCAGGGTAGGCCGTGTTCAGTGTGCCGTCCGGCAGACTTTTTCCTATATTCTCGTTTGGCGGCTGTGTTGCCGTGCCAAAGTAGAACGTGATCGCGCCCGTCTTGTCTGCCTGGATAGTCTGCACCCCGGAGGCCGGACAGATCAATTCACCGGACCAGATCAGCTCCTGTTCACGGTATATCGTGCAGAGCTTGTCCACCGGGCCCAGGCATATCCCAAGGGCAAAGTGCATATAGTACTTGTAACCCACGATGGTGCTGGAAGACCCGCCGCCGCCTCCACCCTTTCCCCCGCCGGAGCTCTTGCTTTTGATCGCCTTGGAACGCTGTTCCCCGGTCCAAATATAGTTCCCGGCCAGCTTGATAGTCCCCAGCACCTCGGGAATCGGGATGCCAAATTTATTCGTTGCAAACTTTATGTCTTGCGGCTTCTGCGATCCAGTCTGTGGCCGCGCCGCTGAAAACATGGCGGTGGCGACAAATGCCCCCACGACCACTGCGCCGATAACGATTGCCGCTGTTGCCATTATTTCACCAACCTAATGTTGTGAGTCCGTCGGTGCCACCACGTTGGATCTCGCAGGACAAAGCGCTCCACCCCGATCCCAATGACAGAATGCCAGATCAACCCGTCAAGAACGATCCCCGCGTGGCTGATCGTTTTTCCAAAGCGGAAAAGCAAAACATCGCCGTCCTGGGGATCGTCGATGGAAACCTTTTCATGCTTCATCTGGCTACTGACTTCTTGGAGCAGAATGGATTCCACGTTGTGCAGATGCCAATCCTTCGGGTAGTCCGGCATCTTCCATCGCTTCTTGTATCCTATTCCGGTCAAGACACCCACCACAAAGCCGATACAGTCACACCCAAGACCCTTTCTGGAAGACCTGTGACGGTACGGGGTTCCAAGCCATGCGGCGCATTCCGTGCGTAATTCCTGTAGCTTTTCTTGGTCGTAAAAGTATTTCGTCATGACATCATCGAGGGGTTTTCTGTTGGGATATAAGGGGTTCCAAAGAAACCACCGCCGGAGGCTCCTTCCCCTTGGCATGTTCCGCCCATAACTTGTACCAAAAACTGTAATTGACAAGACAATGTGGAGTTTTCAGCCTCTATCCTTGCCGATACACTGGCTCGTTCGTTTGAAACTGCAACCGTAACTGTCCTTGTAAAGTCAAACTCCCTGACCCCACTGACTGTATCCACCAAGTGATCTATCCCGTTCACCGTGATATAGCATCTTGCGGTATATCTGTAATCATCTCGCCATTGAACAAACTTGCAATTCGCCGTAACGCTTGTCACCGGACCAGATGTATAGACCGTTGGAGTAACAAGGGTCTGGTTTCCCGTGATCTTACTTGGAGTCGATACCGGCGCAGATTGAGACAAAAGCCCATTGTTCCCGCCTAGATTGTCAAACTTGTCCCGGCATGTCGTAATTCTCTGATCGCAACCGGCAGATGCGGTCACTTCGTCCCCGTCTGCAATGTCAATGAAGGGGTATTGCAGGACGATAGAAGACCCGGAATGAGCAGTGATCATCCGCTTTTGGCCCCCAAAACTGACCCAACCGTAGGTGAAGAAGCCATTTGCACGGGTCGCAAATTCCGGAGCCGTGAGGATATTGCCCGAGATTGTCACCGCGCATGTATTGGAAAAGGCCCCCCGATCCACGTTGCACTTGGCGTCATAGAGCGTGTTGTTGCAGTGCGCCTGAAAGTGATACCTTGGGATCTTCATTGACAAGAAGTGCTCAAAGCCCACGCATTCGGCTTCTGCTTGCGCCCCTTGAAACGCCACCGTCTTGACCTGACCAACGAAAAAAACCACCGCATCGCTGGCCGCTCCCCGATGGACCCGCGAAACACTAACCCACATCTGTGCCAACGGATTCTGTGCCAAGTAATCGCGGAAGTTCTCTTCCAGGGCACCGACCGTAATTCCGCACTTCGTCGCGGTCAGGTCGGAGTCAAAGGACAGGGAAGACCGCTTGATTGCCACCGGTTCGTAGGTGTTCCCATTGTAATCAACGGCCTCGTCAGAGCTTGTGTAATACCAGTGCCGCGCTTGGGGATCGTCCCCACCTTCCCAGATATGGAACAGTTCGACCGGGGATAGGTATTCTTCCTTTTCCCGGGTCGTAAAGGCTGGTGAAGTGTCTCTCATTTATTCAACCTCCCACCGGGGAAGTGTCGTCGCGTGGAGCGTAGTGCTTGCCACGTCCAGTGTTTCGTAATCCATACCGAGCGTGTCCTTATCAAATCTTGCAGGATAAAGAAGCGAAACGGTGACATTCGTGAAATGCTCCACCGTCTTTCCGATTGCCGACCCCAGGCTGATCCTCCCCGTTGAAGGATCACAACCCACAACCTCCCGTGCCGCAGTCGTACCGTCAGGGAAGCGAAACCACAGGTGCTTCCCGGTCGTCGGATAACCTTTGCCGAAAAGTGCGAACATATCGACCCCACCAATATCGAGGATCGTATCTCCTGCCGAAAAGGCCCCGGCCAAGATAATGTCCGAAGCGGGTGAGGGCACCCAGAACGGCAAGAGCCGCCCCTTTCGGTCTATAAAGAAGTCGAGCAGTCGCCGGGATTCTTCCCGCGTGAAAGCATTGGCAGACAGGGATATGGTGAGTCGCGGTTCATCTTGCGTCAGAACCCTTTCGGTCAGCCCTGCCAGAGAAGAGAACGAAAAGGCCTCCATGTCCATTTCCATCGTCTGGCTATACCTGTCAGACCAGTTGTGCGGGGTATTCAAGACCGGCAAACCGTTGTATGTAGGGTAATCGGTCATGTCCGGTGTCGGGACTGAAAAACACTCGTCAAACTCTTCAAGCAGGCGCAAGGAGACTGTGCCGTCACGATCCGTCTTCCCTGTGACCGTCGTCTTTGAGTCATCGACACGACCCTGGAAGAAAGGGGCTACAAACGATCCAACCGGCCAGTCTTGTGTCGCGGCCTCGGCCAGGGAGAGCACACTTGTCGAAACGCCCGAGACCTCCACAACCTCATAGGAACCACCGGACACGATAATCGCGAGGCGGTCAGCCTGGAAAAGACGAAATCCGGTTTCCAGAACCGGCAAAGAGGTTGCCCCGGCACTAACTCCCACCGCAAGAGCGGTCGCGTCTGTCCATAGCGGCACCCCAAATATCTTCCCATGTGCCGTATAGAGCCGCTTTTTCAGCATCTCGGATTCAAGACCGGTGCGGGCTTGCACTGTAAACTCGAAGGCGCGTCTTGGTGCCGACAAAAGGCCGGATCGTTTTTCATGCCCGGCGAGCCCGCGCTTGATGGTCGTCTTCCAGGCATATTCCATACGCAAGGTATCGGACCAGTCAGGGCGCACCGCAAGGATCTCATTAGCTATCACCTAGTCCCCCACTATTCGCCGGACAGTCTGGCTCCGTGTAGAGATGATATTCATGATTGCGTTTTGTCCTTCGACCGACGCCAGATAACGATCCAGTTCGGACTTGTCGGTAAGGTTGACGATAGTGGTCTGCTGTGGGGCCGGAGAGGGGGTATTTTGACGTCCTATCTGTCCACCGTATGCGAACCCCGGG